ATTATAATCGTTAAAAGATATGGCAAAACCAAAACACGACTACGATAGTGAAGATTTCTACAAGCGCATAGAAGGTCTTGCAATGAATGGATACACGGATAGTGAGATTGCGAATGAACTCAACCTATCCGATGATGTATTTGGGTCTATGAAGAATGGTAACTATCAATGTTGGAACGATGAGGAAAACAAGCGCAGAGGGGCTGAAATTAATAGGGTCTTAGCACATGGACGGACAAGAATTGTTGCTTTGCTTCGTGGTACATACATCAAGGGCGCGATTGGTGGGAAGAAGACAAAATCGAGGATAGTTAAGTTCGTGCAAGATAAGTGCGAATGTATGGGAGCAGATAAGAAATGCCCCTATTGCGGTGGCACAGGCTGGGTAACTCTGACGGATAAAGCAGTGGTACAAGAGTCCGAAATAGAGTTACCTCCTAATATGCAGGCTATCGCAACCCTACTCTATCACCACGACCCGACATGGCGCAAGATGGAGAACAAACAGACCGATGAAGATGACTTGTACTCCGAGAATGGTATCGACATTGATAAATGGATGACCGATAACACAAATGAATAGAATAAATCCTCAGCAGATATATGCTCCGTTGTACCATAACAAGGATAAGTTCATCATTCTTGTTACTGGTGGTAGAGGAAGTGGAAAGTCTTTCAATGTTTCCACTTTCATTGAGCGTCTGTTGTTTGAGGTAAAACATCCTACTCCTGCAAAGCGAATAGTCCACCAGATACTATATACTCGTTACACAATGGTGTCTGCTGGAATGTCTGTTATCCCTGAGTTCATGGAGAAAGTGGAGCTTGATGGAAACTCGAAATGGTACACCCACACCAAGACGGATGTAAAGAACCTCCGCAGTGGTGGTGCAGTCATGTTTAGAGGTATCAAGACAAGTTCGGGAAACCAAACCGCAAAGCTGAAATCTATTCACGGCGTTACAACCTTTGTAGTAGACGAGGCAGAGGAGTGGGTATCAGAGAGAGAGTTTGAAACAATTATGCTCTCTATTCGTCAGAAAGGAATACAGAACCGAATCATTATCGTTATGAACCCTACGGACAATAACCATTGGGTTTATAAGCGGTTTATAGAGAATACCCATAAGGAGGTGATGTATGATGGTGTACCTGTTCAGATTAGCACACATCCGAATGTACTACATATCCATACTACATACTTAGACAATGCTGAGAACCTCTCCCATGAGTTTATTAAGGAGGTTGAGGACATGAAAGCTAACAATCCCGAGAAGTATGCGCATACCGTCATGGGTAGATGGGCAGACGTTGCGGAAGGTGCAGTATTTAAGAAAATTGGAGTTGTTAAGGAGTTTCCGAAATGGTGCAAAAAGGTTGCTATCGGTGATGACTTTGGCTTTACTCATGACCCGAGCGCAGGAATATTATGTGGTATCATTGATAATGACTTGTATCTTGATGAACTCTTCTACCGCACGGGTATGTTATCATCTGATATTGTAAAGGAACTCAAACGATATGGCAGCTTAAAGGTGTTCTCTGAGAGCGCAGACCCCCGACTGATACAAGAGATACATAACGCAGGTATAAAGATTTACCCCGTAGATAAGAGCGGTAACTCTATCATAGCAGGAATAGACAAGATGCTATCCTTTGACCATATCTTTGTTACAGAGCGGTCGTATAACCTCCGTACAGAGTTTAGAAAGTATGTATGGGACACGGATAAGGACGGCAACTATATCAACCAACCAATAGACAAATATAACCACGGCATAGATGCAGTTCGCTATTATGTCCTTGGTCAGCTTTTAGGAAAGATTTTGAAACCAAAGGGCGATATGGCAGCAGCTTTCGCCCTATAAATAGGATAACAATATGAATTATAAATTTCAAGGTAAGAGAAAAGACAACGGAGATATTATCTATGGTTCTTTGTTGCTCATCAATGGTACAGCCTATATCTACCCAAATACGTTTGGAGATATAGAAGATATTGATTTTGGATATGGGTTTATAGAAGTTAATATTGATACTGTAAAACAATTGTGATTATGGCAACACCTAAGACATTAGATGACATCCTCGCACTTGAGGACATTGATAAGAAGATTAGCTATCTCAAGAAGGGCAGGCGCAATCCTCTCCCCGACACATCATCAAACCTTGCTGATTGGGACATGAAGAAACACGACATCATGAACCCAGAACTTTACAAGAAGATTAAAGTCCTTGTAAAGATGGAAGAGGATAAGTTTGACCCCGAGAGCAAAAAGACTACACATATCCCTGCGCAATACGAAATGAAAGAGCCTAATCGTATTGCACTCCCTATTGAGCAGGATATAGTAAACATCCATACCGCCTTTTGTGTAGGTACAGAACCCACGCTTGACTGTACCCCCGAAGACGATGGAGAGAAGAATGTATTTGAAACCATCAAGCAGGTATTCAAGAAGAATAAACTGAAATTTCAAAATCGCAAGTTGGTCCGTTCGTGGCTATCAGAACAGGAAGTGGCGGAGTATTGGTACGTTGTCAAAGATGATGGTTTTTGGGCACAGCTAAAGCGCAGAATTGCATCCCTCTTTGGGAAAAAAGCACCCGAATATCAGTTAAGGTCACAAATATGGTCGCCTTTTCGTGGTGATACCTTGTATCCTTTCTTTGATGATAACGGCAATATGATAGCTTTCTCTCGTGAATACAAGAAGAAAGACTTAGACGGCAACGAACACACCGTATTCATGACTGTTACAGAAGATAAGGTGTATCAGTGGGAACTTGATAAGATATGGTCGGAGAATGTAGAACGTACGTTTGCACATCAGTTTAAGAAACTCCCCGTTATGTACGCTTTTCGCCCCGAGCCGTTATGCGCAAAGGTTAAGCAGTTACGTGTTCGATTGGAAAAATGTCTAAGTGGCTATGCAGATTGTATAGATAATCACTTCTTTCCACTCCTTATGCTCTTTGGAGAGTTGCAACCCGACAACTTAAGCGGTGATGCACGTAACAGAATGATGCAATTAACGGGAGATGGTGCAAATGCGCAATACCTCACATGGAATCAATCATCCGACCCTATCAAGGTAGAGATTGAAACCTACTTTAATCAGATTTACGGACTGACAAACACCCCTCGTATATCATTCGACCAACTCAAAGGCACGGGCAACGCCCTTAGTGGTACGGCTTTCCGATATGTCTTTATGGCTGCTCACATGGCTGTACAGAACCACGCAGAGGAATTGGGAGAGTTTTTCCAACGAAGAGTTAATTTCCTCACATCTGCTATTGGTACGCTGAACACATCACTTGAAGCCGCAAGTAAGACGGTGAACATCGAAACAGAGATTGTTCCTTTCATGATTGATAGCGAGCGTGATAAGGTTGAAACCGCTGCTGCTGCCGTCAGTGGTGGCGTGTGGTCAATGGAACACGGTGTAAGTTTCTGCTCAAACTATGGTGAGTTGCAGGATGAATTGCAACAAATCATAGAGGAGAAAAAAGAAACTCAACCAACATCGCAAACGCAAGAATAGATTCTTTACACAAATGTTTATGTATTATTTCAGCCGTCTGTACGTGAGTATAGGCGGCTTTTTGTTACAACCGTCTTATTGTCATTTCTCAGCCACTGAAAAACGCAAATCCCCCTTTTATAATGTGTAAATTTGAAAAGATTTATTCAAGTTAACACTTTATAAAGTATGAACATTTACGAACAAATTTTGGCAGGACTCAGAACTAAATTCCAAGGGGCTGATGATGCCACCCTTCAGCGTATGGCAAGCAAGAAAGCTGAAGGAGTAACGGACGAGAGCAAGGTAAACTCTATCGTTGAGGGTATCTCCTTTCAAGACGTTCTAACAAGCTATGGCGACTATCGGGCTGATGGTGCGCAAAAAACCGCAGTTGCTAACTACGAGAAGAAGCACAACATCAAGGACGGAAAGCCAATCGAGGAACCAAAGCCACAAGACCCACAACCAACACCGACTCCACAGACAACGGAACAAGTGCCAGCATGGGCGCAAAGTCTTATTGACTCTAATAAGACATTGAGCGAGAAGTTAGCTGCAATGGACGCAAAGACAAAGGCGGACGAACGCAACCAACAGATTGCAGCCGTGGCAAAGTCATTCGGTATCCCTGAATATGTCTATAAAGGAAAGCAAATCGATGATGATGTAGACCTTAATCAGTACTTCACCGATGTGAAGCAGGAGATGCAGAATGGTGGATTCCAGTTCGCAAAGTCTCCCGAAGAGGGAAACAACGAACACAAAAGCGAGATTAGTTCCATTGCTGAACAAATCAACAAGGGGACACAAGAGATTGTAGAACAAAACAAAAAGTAAGTTATGGCAGGATTTAAGTACAATTTGCCACCAAAGGAGGAACAAGAAGAGCGTTACGATGTCTCTACTGGTCTTCGTCGTCGTGGCAATTACGTCCTTGATGTCGCAGGATTGACGATAGGCAGCTATGTTCCATCATTCACTCCTATTGCAGCCGACCTCAAGGCAAAGACCGCAAAGATTGTGGTAAATGTTCTCGTAAAGGAGAATGTTGGTGCAACTGACACCAAGGTAAAGATTGCTAAGGGTTCATACGTGGTTATGGGAACTATCCTCGGCAATGGCACTAAGGGCGCAACAGTTAACGCCATTGACAAGTCAAAGGCTGAATATGACGAACTCACACTCAGTGCAGCTATGGGTGCATTGAAGACTGGTGATGTGTTGTTTGAGGCTAAGGCAGCAGATGGCACTACCCCTAAGAACGTCGCTAACTCCGCACTTTATGAAACGCATAAGGTTGTCGAGGGTATTAATAGCGTGGCACTCTTGCAGCGTGCATTTGAGATTGAACCAGAGAAGTTGGTAACTCCTTTCTCCGCAAAGGACAAGGCTAACCTCCCTCACTTCCAGTTTAACGAGTAAAAGAAAGGGCACAGAATTATGATATTGACTATTCAATCATTATTTAACGAGCCTGCTATTGTAGGTGCAGTTATCAATCGTGTCCTTCAAACTCGTAAGGACGCTATCTATTGGCAGGAGTTCCTCGACTGGCGTAAGACCACTACACGAGTATTCAAGGACTATATCGGTTCTGTTCGTGGTGTGATGGCAGGTTCTGTCAACTCGCAATTTGGCGAAAAGCCAATCCGTGAACGTGCCAATATGGGCAGCGGAGTTGGTGAGATTGCTTATCTTGGTGACCGCTATCAGATGAGTGTAGACCGCCTATCAGAGTTGCAGGACTTGCTTGATAAGTACAACGAGGCGAACGCTGCTGGACAAGTGTCAGCACTTAACGACATCATTAGCTTTATTTACGATGATTATCGTCAGGTGATGCTTGCTGCTCACAAGCGTATGGATTTGGTTGTTGGCGACCTCCTTATGACGGGTAAGGCTTCTGTCCGTAATAAGGACAAAGCGCAGTCAGAACAGAACGCTACCGAGTTCCTCAACATCGAACTTCCTATGAACGCTATCGAGTTGCAGGATAGTGACGTTATAGACGGCGCAAAGAAGAAGATGGTAACTTACCTCATGAACAAACTTAACGAGCTTGCTCCTGACTTCGGTAAGTACTCAAAGATGATTATGAGCCGTGGCACATTCATGAAGCACATCATCGGTTCTTCTGAGTTCGGTGAGATGTTCAAGATGCAGCTTGGCTCTAATCAGATGTATCTTTCTACGGGTCTTGTAACGTCTGCTCTTGCTTCTGACCTCTTCACGGGTATTGGTCTCCCTGCTATCGAAATCAAGGATGACTACGTGAAGGAGCAGAACGGCAAGAACGTACAGGTTTATGCAGATGGTCATATCACACTCCTCCCACAGGATAAGGTTGGCTATATGCGCTACCACACGCCGTATGAGCAGACCGACCCAGTGCCAGGCATGACCTATACTCCTACTGGTGATGGTGATATGCTTGTGGCTGCTAATCGTGACCACAACGGACGTTACTTAGAGTACACCGCTGAGTGGATTCCACAGATTGCAGACCCAACTCTCATTACCACACTTGACCTTACTAAGTTGACAAAATGAACGTAAGGGACTACATATCAAGCAAGTTTCAGTCCTTCGGCATACAAGTGTCGGAGGCTGACTTGTTGGATATGTCTCTCAATGCACGTGTGAATATAGAGGACGATGTAGACGCAGATGTAATTGATAATATCTCTGTTGCTATTGCCCGATTTATTCCATCCCTTTTACTTCGTCCTACTTCTATCAATGAGAGTGGTTTCTCTATGTCGTGGAACACTCAAGGCGTAAAGGACTATTATTCTCTCCTTTGTAAGAAGTACGGATTGAAGGACGAACTCAACGATAATAAACCGAAGATACGTATCTTATGATATTTGCACCCCACATATTGCAGGTTAAAAGGGTAACACCACTCCAAGAGGACGAATACGGACACCCAATCCCTAACACGGGAGGTGAAGAGTGGGTAACACTCTGTAAGTGCCGTTGTGATGACAACACCACAAAAGAGTTTAACTCTCCTAATGGTGATGTGTTCAGACCTAATTTCCACGTAGTATGTGATATGAATGTCGATATTAAAGCAGGTACAGAGGTAAGATGTCTTGAGGGAGAAAGCGTACGAGGAGAAGGTAAGGTTTACATTGTAAAGAATGCTAACTATTTCAATAACTCTGAATTATGGTTATAGATAGTGATTTCTCAGATGTAGACCAGTTCTTTGATGATGTAGAGTGGGAGGTTCAGAAAGGCATGATAGACGTTGGCGATGCTGCCGTTAAGGACGCAGAGGAAAGCGGAACATACCAAGACCACACGCTTACTTTGAGAACATCCAATACATTCGATGTAGATGATGACGGACTAACATTAGAGAACACCGCTGATTACGCTTCCTATGTCGAGGCAAAGGGATTTGTTGTACTGAGTGACCCTGCATTGAGAGCAGAGAAGAAACTAAAAGAAATGTTTGAATGATAGTAACTACCGACATAGCAGATATTCTCTACCGAGATTGCAAGGCGTTTGGGATAGAGATAGTTCCTTTCGGCAAAACCATTACAGGCGATCTGAAAGGAGAACGCATTACTATCCACGTAAAAGGACAGACCCCGAGCAAGTATTGGGAGAAGTGTTTTTGTGAAGTTAATCTGTGCGTTCCCGATTTGGGGGTGGACATTGCTAACACACTCCGATTAAAGGAATTGGAGCGAAAGGCAAAAGAACTCTTTAAAAGTGTAACGGGCGAGTTTGACGGAACAAGGTACAACTATGAGATAGATACTATCCACATTGAAGCGGACACTGCTTTGAAGTGCCATTTTATTAACTGTAGAATATTGTTTAACGCATTAAACGTAAAGTAAATATGGGAAAAATTTCAGCTGTCGGCATTAAGAAGATTTTTTTTGCTGACATTTCCGTAATCAAGAATGACCTTACCGCAGCAAGTGCAAGTACAATCATCAAGGCTGCTAAGGCAACTAAGAATGAGGTGATGAACGTGCATGGTGAAACATGGAACATTGAGGAGAGCGAGGCTTCTGTTACTCCATACAAGAACCAACTCACGGGTCAAGCGTACCGCTATGACACCACTCAAGGAGAGATTACCCCTCAGTTCTCAATCGGTCAGTATGACTATGCTGCCAAAGCTGCTCTTATGGGTGGTGAAGTCATCAAGAAGGGAGGTGCAGGCACTGACAAGGATGACATCGTTGGTTGGAAGCGAGCTACTGATAAGGTTGTCATCAAAAAGGCTCTGTTCTGTCTGACTGAGGACGATGTATGGTTCATCTTCCCTAACTGTCAGATTGTAGCACGTGAGGCGAACACCGACAAGGCTATCGCTATTGCAGTCAAGGGTCTTGTTCAGACTCCTATTGTTGATGGTGTGTCACCAGAGTATAACTTTGACGAGTCAGAGGTTAAGGCTTTGGCATAGGGTAAAGTTTCAGGATAACATTGGGGTGGAACGTGGCGAAAAGACCACCTCCACCC